AGTCTGAGAACTTGACTGAAGAGAGTCAAGCGACTGATTATCAGTCCAAGTCAGTATCTTCCGTTATGGAAAGATATCTGCAGACAATGACCAGAGTTGCTAAAAAGTGATTTTTAAATCATAAATTCAAACAAAACTTTTTAAAAGAGGTAAATTCAAATGCAAATGTTCAATGCTGAACAACTGCAGGAGAAGTGGGCACCAATTCTAGACCACGAAGGTTCAGATAAAATTCAAGATTCACATCGTAGAATGGTAACCGCAGTTCTCCTGGAGAACCAAGAGAAAGCACTAATGGAAGAGAGAGAATTCCTTTCAGAAGCGGCTCCTACAAATAGCACAGGATCTAATGCTGGAAACGCTGGTTTCTCTAACCAAGCTGGTGCATCAGGACCTGTTGCAGGTTTCGACCCAGTTCTAATTTCACTAATTAGACGTGCAATGCCAAACTTGGTCGCTTATGACCTAGCAGGTGTTCAACCAATGAATGGTCCAACAGGACTTATCTTCGCAATGAGATCTAAGTTCACTTCAATGGATAGCACTAGTGAAGCACTATTCAACGAAGCAGATACAGCATTCTCTGCTGTTGGTGCTGGAGCAACCACAAGTGGTGTTGGTTCAGGATACACTCAGAACGAAGGTGCAAACACAGGAACTAACGTCGGTTTCGGTACTACACAAAGTGGTTCAGGTGGAAACCCTGCATTACTTAACCCAACTTCAGGTTCACCTGCTAATCAGTTTGCTTACAAAACTGGTCGCGGTATGGATACCGAGAAGGCAGAAGCACTCGGAGATGGTAGTGGTCCTAACTTCAATGAAATGGCATTCTCAATCGAGAAAGTTACCGTTACTGCGAAGTCCAGAGCACTAAAAGCAGAGTACAGTTTAGAACTCGCTCAAGATCTTAAAGCAATTCATGGATTGAATGCTGAGGCTGAGTTATCAAACATTCTATCAACTGAAATTCTTGCTGAAATCAACAGAGAAGTTATTCGTTCAATCTATAAGGTTGCAGAAGCAGGTGCTCAAGCAAATGTTGCATCAGCTGGTACATTCGACTTAGACATCGACTCAAATGGTAGATGGTCAGTTGAGAAGTTCAAAGGTTTGATCTTCCAAATTGAAAGAGATGCCAACGCAATCGCACAGAGAACTCGTCGTGGAAAGGGCAACATGATCCTATGCTCCGCAGACGTTGCTTCCGCACTCACAATGGCAGGTGTATTGGATTACACTCCTGCATTAAATGCTAACCTCAATGTAGATGACACAGGCAACACATTTGCTGGTGTATTACAAGGTAAGTATAGAGTATACATCGATCCATTTTCTTCAAACGTATCTGCTGATCAGTACTACGTTGTTGGATACAAGGGTTCTTCACCTTATGACGCTGGATTGTTCTACTGTCCATATGTTCCACTACAGATGGTTCGTGCAGTGGGTCAGGATACATTCCAACCTAAGATTGGATTTAAGACAAGATATGGTCTTGTTGCTAACCCATTCGCTGAAGGTGATGTTACATCTCAAGGTCTTGGTAGACTCGCTATTAACTCAAACCGTTACTACAGAAGAGTTAGAGTTCAAAACCTCATGTAATTCAGACATTACATATTTTTCTAAAGAGGACTCAATGAGTCCTCTTTTTTTGTCTAAATACAAATAAAAGTAGTATTACGATGAAACCAACTCCTAGAGAACATAAAGAAGCGGTTGACCGTCACAATCAACTTGTGAATCATCTTATTAAAGAAGGTTACGCTGAAGATGCAGAAGCAGCAAATTCGATTATAATGGGTATGAGTGAACAATGGTATAATTTAATTATTGACTAATGAAAGATTTTAATAAGTTTATAGAGGAGGCAGCATCAAAAAGATGTCCTGCAGGACAATATTATTGCCACACTGATCAAAAATGCAAACCGATTCCAAAAGGTTATCGTATAGGTTATGGTGGATATTTACGTAATGAAAAGGATGATGATACCAATGGTAAAAAGAAAAATGGTTCTAATGGCAATGGGAACGGTAATGGTGGCAATGGGAACGGTAATGGTAGTTCGGGCAACGGTGGAAATGGTGGAGGAAATGGCGGTGGCAACGGAGGAGGTGAGTAATGACATCATCAGGAGCACTTAGTAATCAAATAGAGAACAGGAATTTTCTTGCTCCTGTAGGTTTTAAGTTTAGTTTATCTAAATTTCCAAAGGTAACTTTCTTTTCTAATACTGCTCGAATACCTGATATAACATTAGGAACTGCAATACAATCAACATATCTAAAAGATATTGACATACCTGGTGAGAAGTTGACATATGGCGAATTAAATGTTAGATTCTTAGTAGATGAAAATCTCGAAAACTATATGAAAATCCATAATTGGATAACTGGATTAGGATTTCCAGAATCAGCACAGGATTTTATTGTCAAAACTACTAATGAAGATGGTATTCGAGATTTGAAAGAACAATTTAGTGATGGCAGTCTTCATATTTTAAACAGTAATTTTAATGATATTGCTGTTGTAAAATTCAGAGATTTATTTCCAATCTATCTTACATCATTAGAATTTGATGCAACAGAAAGTGATATAAACTACTTTACAGCAGACGTTACATTCAAGTATACCATCTACGATATATTAAGTCCATCTGGAACACCCTTATGAATCTTGAACAAATTCAAGAGATGTGGGAGCGTGATGCTGTCATTGATCCTGATAATCTACATAATGAGTCACTAAAAATACCTCAATTACATTCAAAATATTATACTGTTTATAACACAGTCACTTTGATGAGAGAGAAAGCAAGATCTTCTTACAATAAAATAAAATTAGAAAGACATAGTTACTATACAGGAAAGGCACCAGCAGAAGTATATGCCGAGGAACCATTTCCGTATAAGGTTAGAGAGAAAGACGCAATACAAAGGCATATGGAAGCAGATGAGAAGTTATCTAAGATTGATATGAAGATAAGATATTATGATGTAACACTTAAATTTTTAGAAGAGATTATTCGTAACATATCAGGTCGTACTTATCAAATAAAAAATGCCATTGAATGGCAGAAGTTCCAAGCAGGATTTTAATAAATAGTTACGAATAAGATGTGTTTGTTGATATAATCACACCAAAGAAAAACAATGCTATCGATGTTACTAACGGTAACAACTACTATGTCGGAAATTAATCCATCTGATGTAGAGTTTTCTACTCAAGAATCAACTCCTTTAGTAAAAATAACAGATAATCCTGTAAATTTGGATGGTATCTGTGTTGCAACTAGTTTTACTGAATATATTTGCTACTAAAAAATCGACTATAAATAACCCAGTGATGGAGATACTATGTCTCATTTGGTTATTTCAAAGAAGAATGAAGTGTATCTTTATGTAGAAGCAGAGATACACATATATTATGAATTAGCAGATCAATTTACTTTCGAAGTACCTGGTGCACAATTTTCACCAGCTTACAAAAAGAAATTTTGGGATGGAAAGATAAGATTATTTAATACACAGAACGGTCAAATATATGTTGGACTTCTAGATCGAGTTATACAATTCTGCAAAGATCACGGATATACATACGAATTTAAAGATAATAAACATTACGGAACACCATTTGAAATAAACCCTTACATCTCACAGGAGGGTGTTAAAGATTATATGAATGCTATTTGTAAGCATTCACCTCGTTCTTACCAAGTAGAGGGAGTATACGACGCTCTAAGGCATAATAGAAAGTTGTTGATATCCCCAACTGCTTCGGGAAAGTCTCTGATGATATATTCGATTGTTCGATATTTTGTTGAGAAAGGTAAAAATACTCTGATAGTCGTTCCGACGACCTCGTTAGTAGAACAGATGTATAAAGATTTTGCAGACTATGGTTGGGACGTAGGTTCATGGTGTCATAAAATTTACGCAGGTAAAGAAAGAGAGACAGACTCTCAAGTCATTATTACTACTTGGCAATCGATCTACAAACTCCCCAGAAAATATTTTGAGCGTTTCTCTGTTGTGATTGGGGATGAAGCTCACCAATTTAAGTCAAAGTCATTAATATCTATAATGACAAAACTTGGCAATGCAAAATATCGTTACGGATTTACAGGAACTCTTGATGGATCCCAAACACATAAATGGGTTCTTGAGGGATTGTTTGGTCCTTCATACAAAATTATCAAGACAGATGAACTGATGAAGAAAGGGCATCTTGCTAAACTGGACATCAATGTGCTTCTATTGAAACACCCACCAACTAAATTTGAAAACTTTGAAGAAGAAGTTCAGTATATAATTGGTCATCATCGTCGAAATAACTTTATTAAAAACCTTGCTCTTGATCTTAAAGGTAATACATTAATATTATTTGCCAGAGTTGAGAAGCACGGAGAACCTCTTTATGAATTGATAAATAATAGTAATATTATTGAAAATCGAAATGTCTTTTTTATTCATGGTGGAGTGGACACCGAAGACAGAGAGAAGGTTCGAGAAATCACTGAGCAAGAGAATAATGCTATTATCGTTGCCTCGTACGGGACTTTTTCCACTGGGATTAATATCAAAAATTTACACAACGTAATTTTTGCATCACCCTCTAAATCAAGAATTCGAAATTTACAATCAATTGGAAGAGTTCTTCGAAAAGGTGATAAGAAGACAAAAGCAACTCTATATGATATTGCTGATGATATTAGTTATAAATCAAGAAAAAATTATACTTTGAATCATTTGATAGAAAGAATTAAGATTTACAATCAAGAAAATTTCAATTATGATATAGTAAACATACCTTTAAAAAACTAATGGGAGACGAGTTCTACAGTGTAATCAAACTTATATCAGGTGAAGAAATCTTTGCCTTAGTTTCGATTGACAATAATCAGGACGAACCAATTATTATTCTCCAAAATCCATTAGTAATGAAGATGATGAGTTCACCACGAGGAAGTTATATTAAAGTAAATCGATGGATTGAATTATCTTCTGAAGATATTTTTATGATGAGACTTGATCGAATCTTAACTATGTCTGAAAGTAAAGATGCTAAATTAATTGCGATATATGATAACTTTGTTGAAGAAGATCAAGCAGAAATAACTATTGATACATATGATGGTTCTGGTGAAGTTAAGATAACGGACACAATGGGTTACATATCCTCAGTTGAAGATGCCCGTAAAAAATTTGAAGAGCTCTTTAAGAATAATCAAGAACCTAAAGAAACCTAATATATCCCTTTCAACCCTTACAGAGTTGATTGTACACATAATTGTATACCTTGTCAAGTATGTAAAGATTTACCTGACTTGTATAAACCAAATAGTGTGCTATAATGGAAATATTGTAGAGACGGAAAACCAATGCTATGCCTAGAAAGAAGTCAGAACATTACGTAAATAATAAACAATTGCTAGAGGCACTGATTGTTTATCGAGAAAAAGTTGCTTATGCAAAAGAGAATGATTTACCAAAACCACGTATTACAAACTATCTTGGAGAATGTTTCCTTAAGATTGCAACACACTTATCATATAAACCAAATTTTGTAAACTATATGTTCCGTGATGATATGATATCAGATGGAATTGAAAACTGTGTTCAATACATTCACAACTTTGATCCTGCTAAATCAAAGAATCCTTTTGCTTACTTTACTCAAATTATTCATTATGCATTCTTAAGAAGAATACAAAAGGAAAAGAAACAATTGGATATTAAAACAAAAATTATAGAAAAGACTGGTTATGATGAAGTGATGACCGTAGATGATAGTGCGATGGCAGGTAGTAGTTCTGAATATAATACAATTAAAGATAATATTATTTACAAATCAAATAGATGAAGGTAGCAATTATAACAGATACCCATTTTGGTGCTAGAAAGGGTTCTGACCATCTTCATAATTATTTTGAGATGTTCTATCGTGATATCTTCTTTCCGTCTCTAGAGAAGCATCAGATAGACACTGTGCTTCATATGGGAGATATATTCGATAGTCGTAAAGCAATTGATCTAAAAAGTTTAGAATGGGCAAAGAGAGTTGTATTTGAACCTCTTAAAAAATATAAAGTAATCTCTATAATAGGTAATCATGATTGCTATTATAAAGATACTAACTATGTAAATTCACCAGAACTTTTATTAAAGGCATATTCAAATATCACACTGTATTCAAAAGCAACTCAAATTACAGTGGGTGGTTTAGATATTTTAATGTTACCTTGGATAAATTCTGAAAATTTTGAAGAATCAAAGAAAATGATTGACGATTCAAAATGTAAAGTTGCAATGGGTCATCTTGAAATTAATGGTTTTAGGGCAACTCGTGGACATATGATGGAAACTGGTATGGACACAAGTGTCTTTGATAAGTTTGAAAAAGTTTATTCTGGACATTTTCATACTCGTTCTAATGATGGAAAGATATTCTATTTGGGTAATCCATATGAGATGTTTTGGAATGATGTGAATGATACAAGAGGATTTCATCTATTTGATACAGATACTTTAGAACACACTCCAATTAATAATCCATATAAATTACATTATAACGTTTATTATGATGATACTAACTATAAATTGTTTAATACTTCACCTTATAAAAATAAAATTGTAAAAGTTATTGTTCGTAAAAAGAGTAAAATTAAAGAATTTGAAAAATTTATTGATAAACTCTATGCTTCAGGTGTTCAGGATTTAAAAATCATAGAAAATTTTGAAGTTCAAGAAAGTGAAGAGTTTGATATTAATGAAGATGAGAATACACTTTCCATACTAAACCGTTATATTGAGGAATCTGAGTTTGATTTAGACAAAAACATTATTAAAAATATATTTCAAGACCTTTACAGAGAAGCCTGCGAGGTAGAGTAATGTGGTTACTTACTTTAAAAGATAGAAAAACAGATGGTGCTTATGCTGTTCATGATGATCATGGAGATAAAGTTTTGTTTATGTTTGAAAATCAAGATGATGCTGAGAGATATGCTATGATGATTGAGGAGGATGCACCTAAATCTAGACCAATGGATGTTATAGAAATTGACGGAGAGCTTGCCATAAAGACTTGTAAGATGTATAATTACAAATATGCTGTAATTACACCAGATGATTTTGTGATACCACCTAAGGATGATAATATTTGAAGAAATTAAATGGAAGAATTTTTTGTCCACAGGTAATCAATGGACAGAGATAGACTTTCAAAAACACCAAACAAATATGGTGATAGGGAAAAATGGTGCTGGAAAGTCAACCATGTTGGATGCCCTTACCTTTGTTTTGTTCAATAAACCTTTTCGTAAAATTAATAAAGGTCAATTAGTCAATACAAGTAATGAGAGAGATTGCTTAGTTGAGATAAAATTTAATGTCAATAATCGTGACTATCTTGTAAGAAGAGGTATCAAACCAAACATATTTGATATTGAAGTCAATGGTAATATTCTTCATAAAGAAGCAGATGATAGATCAAATCAAAAAATATTAGAAGAAAATATATTGAAGGTTAATTACAAGTCATTTACACAAATTGTAATCTTGGGTAGTAGTAACTTTGTACCATTTATGCAGTTAAGTGGATCTAATCGTAGAGAAGTTATTGAAGATCTTCTTGATATACGTATATTTTCTGCAATGAATAACCTCATAAAGGATAAAATACGAGGTCAAAAGGAAGAAATTAGATCCCTTGATTTAAAGAAAGATAATATAAAAGATAAAATGACCATGCAAAAGAATTTTATCAAAGAACTTGAAGACAGAGGTAAAAATGATATTACAAATAGTAAAAATAAAATTAACACCTTGATTGCAGAGACTGAAAAATGTGTGTCATCAAATGTATCGATACAAGATAGTGTATCTAATCTTACTAAAAAACAAGAAAAGATGACAGGTGCAAATGCAAAGTTAAAAAAATTAAATAATCTAAAAGGAAAAATATCTAATAAAGTATCAACGATTACTAAAGAACATAAGTTTTTTACAGATAATACGGTATGCCCAACATGTAGTCAGGATATTGAAGAATCATTTCGCTTAAATAGAATTAGCGATGCTCAAAATAAAGCAAAGGAGTTGCAGTCTGGTTATCAAGAACTTAAGGATGCAATTCAAAAAGAAGAGGATAGGGAGCATCTCTTTACCAAATTATCAAAGGAGATTACTAAACTCAATAATGACATTTCTCAAAATAACACTCGCATCTCTCTTAACCAAAGACAAGTCAGAGATCTTGAATCAGAAATTCAAACTATTACCGAACAATTTAAAAACAGAAATACTGAAAATGAGAAGTTAGAAACATTTAAAGTAAGTCTCCAAGAAACAAGTGAAAAACTTTTAGAAAGAAAACAAGAGGTAAGTCATTATGATTTTGCTTATTCTCTTCTAAAGGATGATGGAGTAAAGACAAAGATAATTAAAAAATACTTACCATTCATTAATCAACAAGTGAATCGGTATCTACATCTAATGGATTTCTACATCAATTTTACGTTAGATGAAGAGTTTAGTGAAACTGTAAAGTCACCAATACATGAAGATTTTTCATACTCCTCATTTAGTGAAGGAGAAAAAATGCGTATTGATTTGGCATTACTCTTTACTTGGAGAGAAGTTGCAAGAGTTAAGAACTCAGTCAATACAAATCTACTTATTATGGATGAGGTATTTGATTCATCTCTTGATGGATTTGGCACAGATGAGTTTCTTAAAATTATTAGATATGTGATTAAAGGTGCAAATGTTTTTGTAATTTCACACAAAACAGAATTGAATGATAAGTTCCAAAGTGTTCTTACTTTTGATAAAGTCAAAGGATTTTCAACTATGGTTTCTAGGGAAACGACAGGAGAATAAATAAATTTAAGTTCGGATATCCGTATGATTTTAAAGGATGCGTGTGATTCTCTTAAGTTAGAATGTGCATTGAGAGATTTGGGTTTTGTAGATATAGGTTGGAAATGTGTAGCACACGCAGGTATATTCTTTGTGCAACCCATAGGAATACCTGATGATCCAGAAGCAGATTTACTTGGATTTGCCTTGACAGTTCCATATGCAAAGGACTATAATAAAGTTAAATTAATGACAACAGCAAAAAAAGCATTAGATTATGCAACTGGAGTAGTATGAACGTTTTGGTTACTGGACATAAAGGTTTTATTGGCAGTTATGTTTTTGATTATCTTAAAAGTAAATTTAAAAATAGTACAATTGTAGGATTAGATTTTCCTGATGATATTAGAGATTTTATAAGATTTCTAGCATGTGATACTATTAAGTATGATGTGATTATACATCTTGCTGCCTTCGCTGCTCTTCGAGATAGTATTGAAAATCCAGATAAATTTTGGGAAAACAATGTAGTTAAATCTCAACCAATCTTTAATTATTGTCTAAGAAACAATGTTAGATTATTGTATGCAAGTTCAGCAGGAGCACACGTCTGGTGGATGAATCCATATTCAATGACTAAAAAAGTTAATGAAATACAGGCACCTCCAAATAGTGTGGGTATGAGATTCTTTAATGTATGGGCAGAGGAAAATAGTAGAGAAGATATGCTCTATCGTATGTTAGTAGATAATACAGCAACATACCTAACAACACATAAGAGAGATTGGATTCATGTTCATGATGTTGCTGAAGCAATTTGTCGTTTAATTCCAAGCACCTTTACAGGTCCTATTGATATTGGTACAGGTCAAGAAACCTCTGTTGTTGATCTAGCAAATGCTTTAGGAAGAGGTTCATTACCAATCAAAGAGGTTGCAAATGAACCTGATAGTTTATGTGCAGACACCACTAAGTTACGTGATTTAGGGTGGTCTCCCACAATAAATATATTGGAACGTATAGAGACACTTAAAAAAGTGTCCACTGAACCCTCCTAAACGGAGGGTTTTTTATTATAATGTGTATATCAGATACAAATCCCAATGACAATCCAATACGAAATCAAATCACAACTAGCAAAACTTCTCGCAACAGAAGACCTTGTTGTAGAGCATAAGAAAGTAGAGACAGCATCATTCAATGTAAACTCTAGAGTATTGACCCTACCTATGTGGGATAATACTACAGAAGATGTGGTTGATATGCTTGTCAGTCATGAAGTTGGTCATGCTCTTTTCACTCCAAACGAAGAGTGGTACAAGGAGTACAAAATCAATCCAAGCATTGTAAACATCGTAGAGGA